ATCTCCAAGATCAGCCAGCGCAACCGCCAGTCGGACGCTCGCAAGGTGAAGATCTACACCCGCATCGACACGAGCACGATGAACGGCGAGCTGGCCAAGGCGATCCGCGCCTACACCAACCGCGCCAAGAACGGCGAGAAGGTCAAGCTCCAGTCCGAACTGGACGCAGGCGCAGTCGACCTGAAGATCTCGGACGAGTCGCTGCGCAAGATGTCGGACGAGCTGAACGACTGGCGCGACCACCACTCTCCGCTGAAGATCAAGATCGAGCCGGACATGAGCGGCCTCAGTGGTGCTGCCACCTCCGCTCGCCTCGCGGTCCTGACCCGGCCTCGCACGGTGTCGATCATTCCGCAGCTCAACAACGCGGCTGTCGCCAAGGTGGCTACCGCGCTGGCTGCGCTCTCCGGCATCCGCGTGCTGAACAACCTCTTCGAGAAGTTCGGCAACATCCTGAAGAACCTCGACAAGAGCGTGCCGATCATCGGTTCGCTTGCGTCGGCCGTGGCTGGTCTTGCTTCGGCTGGACTGGCCGGCGCGAGCAACCTCTTCGCGCTGTCGGCTTCGCTGGCGCAGATCGGGCCAACTGTCGCCCTGCTGCCCGGCCTTCTGGGTGGCTTCGCGGTCGGCCTCGGCGTCACGATCGCCGCGTTCAAGGACTTCAACAAGGTCATCCCCGAGGTCAAGCAGACCCTCTCGGATCTTCAGAACACGATCAGTACGAACTTCTGGGCCAAGGCTGAAGAGCCGATCCGCAACATGGTCGACTCCCTGCTCCCCGCGTTCCGCAAGGGCGTGGCGGACACGGCCACCGAACTCGGTGGGTTCTTCGGTTCGTTCGCCAAGGATCTCGGTACGTCCCTGTCCCCTGCGATGGGCCAGATGTTTGACGACCTCTCGTCGTCCATCACCATCGCGACCGGTGGAACGCAGGCGTTCGCCGACATCATCGCGACGCTGGGCAAGGTCGGTACCTCCTACCTGCCGCAGCTCTCGCAGTGGTTCGTCGACATCTCCAAGCAGTTCGCCGACTTCCTCAAGGCCAAGGGCGAGAACGGCATCAAGGCCGAGATCGACCAGGGCATCGACGCCCTGAAGGATCTGGGCGGCGTCCTCTACAACGTCTACGGCATCCTGTCCGGTGTCGCCCGTGCGGCGACCGAGGCGGGCGGCTCGTCCCTCTCGACGCTGAACGACGCACTGGCCAGCATCCACAAGACGGTCGACTCCCCCGGATTCCAGTCCGGCATGACCGACGTCTTCAAGGCTGCGCACGAGGCGATGAACAACATCGCCACGACGTCCGGCCCGGCAGTCAAGAACCTGTTCATCGAGCTCGGTTCGCTGCTGACGACGGTCCTCCCGCAGGCCGGCGAGATCATCGGTACGGCGATGAAGGCCATCGCTGAAGCACTCGCCCAGCCCGCTGTCACCGAGGGCGTCTCGGCCATGTTCGACGGGCTGCTCGGTGCGGTGCAGGCCCTCGCTCCCGCGATGGCTCCGCTCGGCACGGCGCTCGGCGCGATCATGCAGCTCGTTGGCGCGATGCTCCCGGTCTTCGGCCAGCTCATCTCAGCCGCGGTCATCCCGCTGGCGGACGCGTTCGCTCAACTGGCCCCGCTCCTGGCTCCCATCGTGGAAGTTCTCGGCGGCGCCCTGACGGCTGCGTTCACGGCCCTCGCTCCGCTCATCGCGACGATCGTCTCCGCGCTCGGCCCGATGGTGACGATGTTCGCTGACGCCCTGGCCCCCATCCTGCCCGTCCTCGCTGCGGTACTGGCTCAGGTCGGTGCCGCGCTCCAGCCGCTCATCGAGACGGCACTGAAGATCATCACGGCAGTTCTGGCGCCCCTGCTCCCGATGCTGTCCGAGGTCATCCAGTCCGTCCTGCCCCCGCTGGGCGACGCGATCCAGCGCGTGGTCGAGGCCCTTCAGCCCTTCTTCGATGCACTGCTCGCGATCGTCAACTTCCTGATGCCGATCCTCGTGCCGGTGCTCCAGTTCATCATCGAGATCCTGGCCGGCGCCCTCGTCGCCGCGATCAACGGTGTGGGCCTGGTGCTCGAAGGTCTCAAGGAACTCTTCGTCGGAGTCTGGGACTACATCGTCGGCTACTTCACGATGATCTGGGGCATCTTCGAGGGCCTGTTCACCGGCAACTGGGACACCTTCAAGGAGGGGTTCAGCCAGCTCTGGGACGGCATCCTCGGAATCCTCAAGGGCATCTGGGACATCATCCTCGGTGCGCTGGAAGTCTTCCTCAACGTCGGCATCCTGGGCTCGGCAGCCAAGGCGTTCAAGGCCATCGGCGCCCTGTTCAAGTCGGCATGGAAGGCCATCGCCGAGATCTTCACGGGAGCCTTCGCGGCGATCCGTGGGTACGTCTCCCTGTTCTTCACCGGAGCCAAGGGCCTGGTGATGGACGGAATGAAGGCCATCGGGAAGTTCTTCTCGGACGGCTGGAAGGCCGTCACGGGCGGCGTCAACCTGTTCTTCACTGGCGCCAAGCAGCTCGTCATCGACGGCGTCAAGGCGATCGGCCGGTTCTTCTCGGACGGCTGGAACGCGATCAAGACGACCGCCACGTCTGCGTTCCGCGGCCTCGTCTCCACGATCAGCGAGTGGATCGGCAAGGCCGTCACCACGGTCAAGGAGCTGCCGGGCAAGGCGAAGTCCGCCCTGGGCTCGCTCGGTTCGACGCTGCTCAACGCCGGTAAGGAGCTCATCAAGGGCTTCATCTCCGGTATCACCTCGATGTTCAGCTCGGTCAAGTCCAAGCTCGGTGACCTCACCAGCAAGCTGACCGACTGGAAGGGTCCGCTCCCCAAGGACAAGGTCCTTCTCTACAACGCCGGACAGGTGATCATCAAGGGCCTGATCAAGGGCCTTGAGTCCCAGTACGACAACGTGAAGAAGAGCCTGAACGGTCTGACGGACCTGATCGGCAAGGCCAAGCTCAGCAAGTCGGTGACGGCCAAGGTCAAGTCGGACCAGGCGCAGCTCAACAAGCTGCTCGCCTCGTACGACAAGCTCAAGGCCAAGGTCGACGACGCCAAGAAGTCCCTCGCGGACTTGAAGGCGGCGAAGGCCGACTACGCGGCGAACATCGCGCAGAAGATCGTCAACGACGCCAACGTCACGAACATGGAAGGCGGCTTCACCGGGATCATCGAGCAGCTTACGCAGGCTCGGGATCAGGCGAAGCACTTCGCTGACGTGCTGGCCAAGCTGAAGAAGCTGGGCCTGAACTCGGAGATGTTCGATCAGCTCGCGCAGGCCGGCCCCCAGGCTGGCATGGAAGCGGCTGAGGCGATCCTCGGTGCGGGCAAGGCCGGTGTCGACCAGGTCAACAAGCTGGAGAAGGAGATCGCCAGCGCGGCCGACAAGGTCGGCAAGACCGCAAGCCAGGTGATGTACGACAACGGCATCCACATGGCTGAGGGTCTGGTCAAGGGTCTCGAATCTGAGGCCGACAAGATCGAGAAGCAGATGCTGAAGATCGCGGACTCGATGGTGCGAGCCATCAAGAAGGCGCTCGGCATCCACTCGCCCTCGCGGGTCCTCGCCAAGATCGGCTCCTACGTCGGTCAGGGATTCCGCAAGGGCTTGCTCGGCGAGCAGGCCGGGATCATGCAGGCCGTCGAAGACAGCCTGTTGATCGGGACGACGTCCAACTCCACGGCGCGCAAGGTCGCTTCTGCGGTCGGCAGCGCCCTGGGCAACAGCTCCTCGAACGGGGGCAGCTCGAAGACTCTCAACTACTACGCGGCACCCGGCTCCTCACTCGGCTCCGAGGAGGATCTGTTCGCCGCCGCGAACCGAGCCCGGATGGGATGGTGAAAGTGTGCCAAAGCTCCTGCTCGTGAGCGGTGCAGACACGATCGACCTCAACGAGATCGACGAGCAGGGGGTGGGGTTCCAGGCCAAGTCCGGCGTGACTGGCCTGGGCCTGCCCCCGGTCTCGGTCCAGTGGTTGGAAGGTGCCGGAGACGGCGCCATCTTCCGCAGGACCCGCGTACAGACCAGAGACATCGACATACCCATCGACATCCTGGCGCTCGACCGAGCGGACCTTCAGGCGAAGCTCTCCCGGCTGGCCCTCGCGCTGGCCGGGGGGTGCACCCTGGTCCTCGACGAGGGCAACGGGATGGCGTGGTCGACCGAGGTTCATCGCGTCGGAGGTGGCGAGTACACCTACGGCGAGGACACGATCGGTGAGAACGAGTTCCAGACGATCCTCACCCTGCGGGCCGGCGACCCGTACTTCACCAGCTCGATGCAGCAGGTGCGTACGATCTCCGGCGCGACCGGAGCGGCTGCGTTCCTGTCCAACCTGGTGAAGATGCCCGTCGCCCCCTCGCAGGCGATCGGCTCCATCGACCTCTTCAACGCGGGCGACGCTGCGGCGTACCCGGTGTGGGAGGTCCGCGGTCCGGGTGACCACTTCGTTGCGACGTCACCCACGGGCGAGACGCTGAAGTGGAACGGCACCCTCACTGCCGGACAGAAGCTCATCGTCGACACCCGCAAGGGAACGGTGGTGGACGGGACCGGCGCCAACCGGTACGACCTGTTGGACACTGCCCCACGCTTCTGGACCGTCCAGCCGGGCGAGTCCACCGCGACCGCCTCTCTGTTGAACACCACCAGCGCCTCGCAGATCACCTGCTCCTGG